CGCCACTGTAAAAATGACCCCCTAACGCCAACCTAGAATTGACCCCCCTGGGTAAAACTGGCGGCTTTGAGCTGCCAATATGTTGACCCAGGAGCAGTCTGTGGAAATTAAAGTGTTGACCCGTCAGGGCCATGGCATCAAATTCATCGCCCGTGAGCTGGGTATTTCGCGTAACACCGTGCGCAAGTACCTGCGAAAGGCCCGGTCGCTACCCAGTGACAAGGTGAGACCCGCACGTCCGTGCAAAATCGACCCCTTCAAGGACTACCTGCACGAGCGTATTGAGGCGGCGCGCCCACACTGGATTCCGGCGACCGTCCTGCTGCGTGAGATCACGGCATTGGGGTACAGCGGCGGCGTCAGTCGTCTGAAGGCTTATATTCGCCCCTTCAAACGTAAGGCAGAAGAGCCGGTGGTACGTTTCGAGACACTGCCCGGCAAGCAGATACAGGTGGACTTCACCACCATTCGACGAGGCCGTCAGCCGCTTAAGGCGTTCGTGGCGACACTTGGTTTTAGTCGAGCAAGCTTTGTCCGTTTCTCCGAGCGAGAGGACAGCGAAGCCTGGCTGACAGGGCTTCGGGAGGCGTTCGCTTACTTTGGCGGCGTGCCCGAGCAGGCATTGTTTGATAACGCCGGAACCATCATCACCGAGCGAGATGCTTTTGGGGAGGGCCAGCACCGTTGGCATCCCCGATTGGCTGCGCTGGCCGATGAGTTTGGTTTTATTCCCAAGGTCTGCCGCCCTTACCGTGCCCAGACCAAGGGCAAGGTTGAGCGCTTCAACGGGTATCTGAAGGGCAGTTTCATTACCCCGTTGGCCGCTACGCTCAAGAGTGCGGGTCTGACGCTGGATGTGGTGACGGCCAACGCACATATCGGCCAATGGCTCGACGAAGTCGCTCATCAGCGGATTCACGGCACGACGGGTGTTCAACCGGCGGTACGTCTGGCCCAAGAGCAGCAGGTACTATTACCACTGCCAACACAGAGCCTGCGCCCACAACCCGCCCAAGGCCTACGCCTGGGACGGGTCCTGCCGTACGAGAGCTTGCAGCATCCGCTGTCGGTTTATGAGCAACTGCTGGAGGTGAGAGCATGAACCTTCAGCATGCTCGCCTGACAGAACTATGCAAGGGGCTAAAGCTTGAGCGCGTCGGGGTGGACTGGCCGCACCTGGCCCAACAAGCAGCAAGCGGCGAAGACAGCTTTGCCGACTTCCTCGAAAAGCTGCTGGCTGCCGAGACCGATGCCCGAAGTGAACGCTCTCGACAGGCCCTGCTGAAAACTGCCGCGCTGCCCGCTGTGAAAACGCTGGAGCAATACGACTTCGCGTTTGCCACCGGCGTCCCCCGGGCACAGCTCCAGGAGCTGGCAGCACTGAGTTTTGTTGGACGTGCCGAGAACATCGTGTTCCTGGGGCCTAGTGGTGTAGGCAAGAGCCACCTGGCTATCGCCCTGGCCTACCGGGCAGTGATGGCCGGTATCAAAACCCGCTTCGTCACGGCGGCTGACTTGATGCTGCAACTGACCGCTGCGCACCGCCAGGAACGGCTCAAGGAATACTTCAGTCGTGTGGTGATGGCCCCTGGGTTGTTGGTCATCGATGAAATCGGCTACCTGCCGTTTGGTCGTGATGAAGCCAACCTGTTCTTCAATGTTGTCGCCAAGCGCTACGAGCAAGGCAGCCTGATCCTCACGAGTAACTTGCCGTTTACCCAGTGGGCCGGAACCTTTGCGGATGATCAAACACTGACAGCGGCCATGCTGGACAGGCTGTTACATCATGCCCATATCGTGCAGATGACAGGTGAAAGCTATCGACTCAAGGACAAGCGCAAAGCAGGAACCAAATCTTCTCGGGCCGAACCGGCTCGAAAATATGAACCCGAGGGGGGTCAAAACTAAGTTGGCGATTTAGCACGGAAGGGGGTCACTTTTTAGTTGGCGTTGACANATTGCGCTTCTAATGGCGTTGTTCGCATGGAACAAGAGCTTAAAAACGAATACTTAAAGCGTGAAGGGCTCGCCTATTGGGGCATGTTTAATGAGTCTCGCTTAACTACCATACATAACGAATTTCTTGGTCTTGATCAACGAATGAAGGTGACTGCAATGGACCTTATGAGTATTGCTGACAAGCTTATAGAGGAGGGTGTTTGCAAGGGCAGGGCATCAGCTAACGCAACTGCTTCTCAGGCTATTCTCTGGATGTCTGGAAGTCCTCACGGCATATCTCAGCGTGCTTTTGAAACTCATGCAGCCCGCTTAAATAGGATTGGCATTAATATCCGTAATGCTTGTGATACTTCTCGTTACGCTCCTGTTTTTGTTCGTCAATGTCGCGAAGTTACAAAGTCTGCTCTTTCCATACCGGCTTGGTATCGCAGGCCCAACCATTTGCAGTTAGCGGCATGAAGACTGTAAGCCTTCAAGGCATTCAGCTATCACCTGGGCAACGTCGCATGCTTGAACAGCAGCGCCACGTTCGTGAATTCATGAATCCTGTTCTGACCCAGCAAGTAGCAGAAACACTTGCTGTAATTGAAGTTCGGAAAGAGCAGGGCGTTAAACCTGAAAAGATTTGGTTTCATGATCGTGAGTCAAGTTGGCAAGGCACTATTTCTGTAGCTGAATGGATGGGCTACTAATGCGCATCTCATTTTCATTCCATTTGCCAATTTATGTAATTGTCGCAATCTTTATTTTGTTCGTCTTCGGTATTTACATGATGGTGCGAAAATAATGCACAAGTCTCAATATCAGATGCTCCGTTATTTAGTCGAGGCTGAAATTGCTAATTTTAACTCTGGCAACATTGATGATTCTGCTTTCGCTAGTTCGCTTATGCGTCTGTTTCTTCAGGCTGCATCAACTGAGCAGGTCAAGTCTCAAATAGCTAAGCGTCAGTTTCTTACTTTTCGCCGTGTACCAAATCTTATTCCGCCCAGCTGGGCATATTGCAATCCGAGCCTAAGTACTCGGCTGCCTACACTGTAAGGGGCTTTACCATGTCCATGACATTGCTTATCGAAGTAACAGGCATTCAGCGTTCTGGCGTTGCTGCTAAGTCTCAAAAACCGTATACGATGTTTCAGGCATTCGTTCACTTGCCAAACATTCCGTATCCACAGAAAACTGATTTCTATGCCTCCACACCGGCCGAAGTTCCTCAGCCGGGTACTTATGAGTGCGATGTCATTGCCGATGTTCGTGATGGCCGTCTTGAGTTCACCTGTGATCCTCGCCAAGGTCGTCGTAAGAATATTCCGCCACTTTCTGCTGCAATGAATAAGGCGGGTTCATAAGTGCCAACCCAGTCAGTTTTAGTATGTGGTCGTTTTTCCACCTCGTCAGATGGTGTGACTACGTGCGATTCTCAGACTTGGTCGGAAACTTATGTTGTAACACCTGAACAGCAGGCTCAGTTAGAACTGCTTATTACCGGTGGGTTTGATACCGAGATATATCTCCAGTTCTTCTGGGGGACAATCGGTTTGTTTGTAGTAGGTTTTGCAGCTGGAATCATCATTTCCCAAGTGCGGAAAATCCGCAGGAGTTAACACAATGAAACAAGTAATTCAGAAGTTCCGTTCCGTTCCTTCGTTCCGTCGTTCCGTTGTTGGCATTACCGGTGCTGTTGCCGCTTTCGCTGGCACTGCTGCATTCGCTGATGCTGTCTCTGATGCGCAGTCGGCCCTTTCTGTTGCTCAGGCTGGTGGTGAAAGCGTCGGTGGCTCTGTTGTTGCCGTCGTCTGTGCCCTGGCTGTTGTCGGTGTCATCATCGCTCTTGTCCGCAAGGTCTAATCAGCCTTGATCTGGTCTGCGCTGGTCGGTGTTCTCATGGCCAGCGCACTGGTTTCAGGTATCCGGTGCGCTGAATATCTATGAACTTCAGCCCTCAAATTATTGAGGGCTTTTTTACAATGGATTCTCTATGCGCTTTTTCATTTTTATCCTATCTGTCTCTTTCTTTTTAGTTTCTTCTTACTCTTACGCTGAAACTCGCGCATATGGTTTAGGTTCTGGTTTTCCATATTCAAGCGCTTTCGCCGCCTGTCAATCATTTATAAATTCACGTGGCGGTGACATTGTTTCTAGATCTGTAGGAGGTGTTTCTTTTACTGGTTATCAAAACGGTTTTCCGGCATATCAGTGTAGTGGCACTGTTACTTACTCTGATGGTGGTACTGGTTATCCCGGAACTACTATCACCTCAATTGGTGATTCTTGCCCTAATGGAACCGAATATTCTGAGTCTGCTGGTGAGTGTAAATCCACTACTCAGAAGTGCGTCGATGCTAAGGGCGCTGTTTCAAAGTCATACTCTTGGAATCAATCTAGCGATACCCCGCATGCTCCTGATATCGGGGGTTGTGGCACTTCTATTTCTGGCGTAGCCATTTGCCGCGCTTCTGGTTCTGGTGCAGGCTTTACCTGCACTGCTGATGTAACTATTACAGGTGATCCCTATGAAGCTCCGGCTCCTGATCCATCCCCCGATACCGGCAGTGGCTCTGGCGGTGATACTGGCACTACTCCTACGCCTGGCACTGGATCTGGATCAGATTCTGGCACTGGCACGGGTACTGGTTCCGGCTCTGATACCGGCTCAGGCGGTGGTTCAGGTTCTGGTAGCGGTTCTGGGTCTGGTTCCGGTTCCGGCTCTGGTACGGGCTCAGGCTCAGGCTCTGGCAGTGGTTCTGGCTCAGGTTCAGGTAGTGGCTCTGGTTCTGGCAGTGGTTCTGGCTCTGGTAGTGGTACCGGTTCTGGATCTGGTACAGGCAGTGGTTCTGGTACTGGTAGCGGCTCTGGCACTGGCAGTGGTGGTAATGGAACTTGCACGTCCGACTGTGGTGAAGGTGATGGCCCCTCGACAACCAAGCTTAAAGCCCCCGAACAAGGCTCTTTAGATGGTGAGGATGAAAAATGGCAGAAGAAAATCGACGACTCTAAAGATGAGATTAAGGACGGTTTAGACAAGCTCAAAAGTGTATTTTCACCTATTGGTGATCTTTCCCTTGGTGGTGGTGGAAGTCTTTACTGCCCACCTCCTGTTAACGTTCTCGGTAAAAGTATAAGTTTCTGTCTTGACAAATACTCGGGCTCACTCGACTGGATAGCCCAAGCAGTTCTATTTATGTGCGCTGTTATCGCCCTGTTTATTGTCTTTGCATAGGTGATTTATGGATCTTTCGTGGCTGGCTGCATGGCTTGATAGTGCTAATACTTTCTTCCAGTACATCTGGGACTTCATGGCCAGTGGTATTTATCAGTTCTTTAAGGATGCTCTCGTTATCATAACGAAAGCGCTTATCTACTCTTACTTGCAATTCAAAGTCATCATGCTTGACATTGCATACACTGTTGTTAAAGAAATATCAGAAGAGAGCGGGGTGGTCGCGCTTGTGAAGTCAGCATGGGGAAGCATCCCCGGTGACATCCAGTCCACACTTGCGTTTTTCAAGATCCCTCAAGGTCTCACTATGATCTTTTCCGCTATCCCAGCTCGCTGGGCAATGAAGTTTATTCCCGGAGCCAATTAACATGGCTATCAAAATTCATCACGGTCCCAATGGCTCATACAAAACTTCCGGTGCTGTCTGGGATGACGCTGTTCCTGCTGCCAAAGCTGGACGATTGGTCGTCACAAATATACGGGGTATGTCCAGTGAAAAGTTCCACAGCTTGTTTCCTGATCTTCCTGATACTTTTGATCTTCTATACATCGATCACGAGTCCCAAGAAGGTATGGAACGAATTAGAACTTGGTTCCATTGGGTTCCTCGAAACGCCTTTATGATCTTCGATGAGGCTCAAACCCTGTTCCCTCAAAAGTGGACAGATAAATTTGTTGAGCGTTACGACTATCCTGAGGGCATGGATGCAGCTAAGGCTGCTGACCGTCCTATGAACTTCCTTGATGCCTGGACACGCCATCGGCACTGGAACTGGGACATTATTCTTACGACTCCGAATATTAAGTACGTTCACACCGATATTCGTCAGACTTCTGAGGCCGCTTATCAGCACTCTAACCTGATGTTGCTTGGTAAGTGGCTCAAGTTCCTTGTAGCTAAAGACTACAAGGAGGCCATGCATTCAGCTCAAGAGAATAGGGCACCTACCGATGGATCAAACATCGTTGCACTCAGAAAAATTGACAAACGAGTCTTCAAGCTCTACGACTCAACAGCAACCGGCCAACACCGAGACACCATGGCGGGCAAAAACGCGCTCGCGTCGCCTCGCGTTGTTATTCTCCTCGGAGTACTGGTTGCTATTTTCGTCACTGTTTACTGGCGTAACGGGTCTAATGCTTTTAGCAATCCGCTATCTGTGGGATCTCCTAAGCCCGCTGCGCCGGTTTCTCAAGCTCCTGTTTCTCAAGGTCCTGCTAAAGCTCCTAACGTGGCTCCTGATATTTTACCTAATAAGCAAGTTGTGCCACTTCCTAGCGTAACTTCCGATCCCTTTGGAACTTACGAGATAGTTATTAAGGGAAGTATCACCAGTGAGACTCGCGGCACTATATTCGTTTTTGAGCTATCCAAAGGCGACCGTTCTTTCACTCAAACCACCCGTGACATGCTCGCTGCCGGTTATGCCATTTTTCCACATGGCGGCTGCGTGGCTGAACTGCATTACCGTGGTGAGCAGCGTACCGTTGTTTGTCTTGGTTCATCGTCCAGCGGCGGTGGCGAGAAGTGGCTCGGTGCAGAGCGACGAGCCGCCGCCGCTGGACCGAATTCTTCATCCGCTTATTCGTCGACATCAACCCCAGGTACACAAACGCCAGCCTCGAAAGGCGCCAGTTTCACCGTGGTTGCTGACAGCAGTCGCACGCCACGAACCATTAATTGA